AATGAACTCGGGATGGAAATGACTGATGCGGGAAAGGCAGCAGTCATGGTAGCAAAGCCACTAGCAGAAGTTTCCTTTTTGAAGAGAAACTTTGTCTACGATGCGGAGCTCCTGGGGTACAAGACGCCACTTTCCAAGATGTCCATAGCCCGCATGTTGCTGATTAAGAAGGATTCCATTCTTTCGGCACTTGACCATGCGGCTGTTGTCTGCTCGGAGGTTATGGCTGAGGCTGCTTATCACGACAAAGGGTTCTTTGACCAGATGAGCTCTCTCACCAGTGCGATCGCCGCATCGCAGGGAATTACACGAAACCCTTATTATCGTGTCTGTACATGGGACGAGTACAGAGAGAAAATGAAGCTCGGGAATTTTCAGACCTGGAGCAATCGTGATCACGTGCCAAACCAAATTTTGCAATCCAAAATGTCGCAAGTCAGTTTAGCCAAAGGGGCCGATGTTACCCCTCCCTCGCAAGAGGTCCCCCTTACCGCTCTCGAAACCACCTCTTTTCCCTCCACTGATGCCGTGGAAGTGAAATGGGGAGGACGAGGGAAGTACTTTCAGGAGTTGCCAGGACACTACTTGAACGACTTTCTCCTTCGTGGAGTCCCTGGCCCTCTCGTTGCTCTCAATACTTATGATCTGTTGTTGAGTAACACAATGACGTTTGACCCGTGGCAAGTCTTGCTCAACGATTCAGCTGTGAAGGACAAGTTACGGAATTACAAACTCATTCAGGGTACCATCCAAGTCATTGGAGTGGTAGCGGTGCCAGGCCTAGCTTATGGCCATTACGTCATCTCTGCCTTACCTAATGCGTTTGTTGCCAAGCCTGCAACGGTCCTTAGCACACTTGAGCCCCACAATTGTCGCCAGGTTGACTTCTATGCTGATGTGGACTTGGCATCCCCTACCGATGTCGTGTTTCAGCTTCCCTGGACATGGCCTTACGATTATGCGCAGCTTCCGGGTGGTCCCCTCAGCATGTGGGATGTAACAATCACTTGCCT